CAAATCCATTAGTTCGTGTGATTTCATTTTATCCATTTTACCACGAAAACTTTTCATCTTTGGATGATTGTAAATAGCTATAATCTCTTTAGCAGTTTTACCATTCATCCTAGTACCTGATACAGTACCGTACTTATTTTTGTCTGCTAGATTCTGAATAGATTTTATTGTTTTTGATTCTTCATTTACTGATTCAGCTGGATTCATAATGTAATCACGAGATTTACCGACGTAATCTTTAGCTAATGTAATCTTATCAGTCCACCAACTTGGTAGCGAGTCCTCATTGGATAAACCACGTAAAGCATTAAGTGTATCCATAGCATCTTTCATAATCAGTTTGAGTTTTCTCTCAGCTGATGCTACGTCTGTGTGTCCGTCTTCATTTATCGATTCATTTTTCTTCATGAACTTATCCTTTAATCTTTGGAATATACCCTTTGACTTTTTATGTAGTTTATGGTCTTTATCACGAAGTGGTGTGATAGCAGATACTTTTTTACCCGTGTCAGGATTTTGTAACTGCATCATCGCCATAGCTGCTGCGGCTGATGCTGCAGGGTTTTCACTCATCAAATACTCTCTTACCTTGTTAGGTAAATCATCATGTTTAGTTGATGCAAAATCTTTAGTTGACTTTTTCTTCATTGATTTAGCTGCATCCTTTACCGCTTGACTGACTTGACTAGCTGGAACCTCACCCTTTTTGTAGGCGTGAACCAATCCCATAAATCTTTGTTGTGCTTTACTTACTGATGGCATTATTCTTCTTCTTGTTTATCAGCTATCTTAATACTATCTTTTCTGTTTATGATTTCCATAATATGAAGTTTTAGAAAGCTTGTATCCCTCTCAAAGTCATCATTAGTCATACCAGCGATACGACCTAATTGATAAGATACTATATTGATTAAGTCCACACCCATGTTAATTGGGTCGTGGTCTAACTCTTCACCCCTAACTACCTGTTTTTCCATCTCAAAAAGGTGGTCAAGTTTTTTAGCTGAACTTACGATTAAATCCTGTGCATCGGTGTTATCAACATCCTTTACTAATCTTTGATAAAGTATTACGGCTGAACGACAAATATCAAAGTGTTCTGTCTGGTAATCCAAAATCTTTATATTTTCACCACCACCGAAATGGTCTGGCTCTTCTTGTTCTAACCTTAGTGTTGGTAATGGTTCACCAAACTTACGACCAGTCCAATAATTTTCGTTCATTATGTTTTTTAACTTAATCATTTTAATTTCTTTCTTAGTTTAATCATCTCTCTCATAAACTTCGTAACCGTGTCCTTGTAAACCTTTTTAATATCTTTTGCTAGTTTTACATTTTCAGGTCTAGCATCCCTCAAAAAAATCTGTTCTAACTTTAACATTCTCTCACGAAGTTTTGCTTCAGCTTTTACTAAACGTTGAACCTCTTTATCAGCAGGTCTCTGTTCTTCTGGCCCCTCGTTTAAAAAATCAACTAATTTAATCACGTGTTTTTCCGTCTAAAATCAGATAGTTTTACTTGTAATTCAATAAAATTTCTTTTATACAATTTTTGTAGTTCTAATATTTCTTTCTTGTAGTCACCATCACGGTCTCTTGATAAATCCTTTATGAGTGTTTTAATATTATCACCCACCCTTTTAAGATTCTTTTCGATTATGTTAAAATAGCTGTCGTAGCCTGATGGGATAGTTTCCTCATGTAATCTCCACTCATTCCACTTTTTCCACATTTTTAAAGAGTCTTTCATTTAGCCTCTCATTATATCGTTGATAATTGACTCAACCTTACAATATTCATCACAACTTCTGTCTTGTGTTTTATCAACAGACTCATTTACTGGATACATAAATGCTCCGTGGGTTGATGGATTTGAAACAAAGTCAAAAGCTATAAGTTCAAAATCAGGTTGTACCTCTTGTGCTTCCGCACCATTCTCATTCACGGTCTCAACCGAACCCATACCACGTGAAGATATACCGAGTTTGATACCTGCTTTAAATAACTCTTTTAAAATATTACCACTTGGTGTTGGTAATACCTCTACCTCACCCATAAGATTGTCACCCTCAAAGTGCATTTTTCTTACATTGTGAGAAACGTTCTGTAGATTAACAACTGATGATTCTGGATGGTCTAACTCACCCATAGCTCTACGTTGATTTATAAACTCATCTGTATATTTTTTAGCTTCTCTTACCAAAATATCTTTTGGATATACACGTCCATTTTGATTTTTTGATTCAGCTCTTTGTAGTACACCACGAACAATAACTTTACCGCCGTTCTCTTTCATCGACTCGTTAATCTGGTCTGGTTCTACTTCAAATGGTAAGTAATCTACTAATAGTTTTTTCACGATTGACTCCGTTAATATAGTTGGCCAACTTTGTTGGCTAGTTTTACTAATCTTTCACTAATTTTTTTCATCGCCGCGTGGGTTCTCTTCCAATATGTTTTGGAATCCACATTAAGTTCATTTTTAAGTCTTACATTTATCTTAACAAGTTTATCAAGTTCATTTAACTTATCACGAACTTCTCTCATAGATAAACCAATTTTTTGCTTAGCAGTCATTGATTCGTCATTACGATAGTTATGATATTGTCCCTCATTCACTTTTGTATATCCACCAGCTTGTGTAATCTTTTTTTCCTTTTCTTTATCTTTTTTAGATTTAGGTTTAGATTGAAACATATACGGAGTTTTTGGAGGCCCTGCTCCACCATCAAGATTACCCGTCATAGAAGCCTCTTCCATTTCTTTACGTATTAATCTTCTGATAATTTCTTTAATCTTGTCGTTTGTGGACATTCTCTATCTCCTTGACCAATTCATAGTATCTCATTAAGGTTAAAACTTGCTTTTCTTCGATAACTATACCCTTTGTTAAATTTTCTATCTGATTTACAGCCTCGTATAATTTTATTTTTGTTACCTTATCTTGTACTTTTGGTAGATGATATTGTAATACTTTCTTAACCTTACCAACCTCCTCATTAACAAACTGCCTCATTTGATTTGTATTACTAATATTATTAATATAATTTTTCAATAAACCTCTTTGGGACTCATCTAGCTTTTTATACTTTTTATTAAATTTATCCACCAATATTTTATAGGTTAATAATCTTAAATCCTTATCTTTTTTAGAATATTCTCTCAAGACCTTATCACTGACCTTAGCTTTTTCTAAATTATTATTCGTAATGTGTTCAAGCACAGTAAATTTAGAATTCATAACCTGTTCGGCATTATACTCATCTTGTGACGTTTCATTTTGAAACACGTTATATATGGATGCTAATAATTTGTAATTAGGTATTCTACCATTGAAAAAATCTGTTGCGTTGTATGCTTCATTTATTTTTTTGATTAGATTATATTTTTCTGTTCTGATTTTAGAATTAGATATTCTTTTTCTTGAATTGAGGACTATTTCAAGTATGGTATTTGCCTTACTTTCTGTTTGTGCTCTCTTTTCAGTTAAAAGCTTATATAATTGTAGCTCTTTACCTAATGATGTGTTTTGATTGAACGATTCTTTGACTATTTTTATAGCCTTTGAATCTACACCGTTTAACACGTCAACAGTGATTTGTCTGGTTAATAATTCATATAGAATACCAGTATTCTTTATTTTAGTGTGCTTTAATTTTTTGCCCATTACGAAAAGCTCCATTTAGTATATATATGGTTAATTATAAATATAAAGTAAAGTGATTTTATTCATTTGTTAACGAATCAACTTCTTGATTATATTCATTTTCAAGTTCATTTGTCTCAGTCAAAATCTTGACCTCATTATCTAATTTCATAGATTTTTTTAATCTATCAAAGTGTGCTAGTGCCAGAGTAGCATTTGGTTTCGTTGCATTCTTTCTATCAACATTACCCAAAGGGTCTCTACCTCTTGCGCTGAAATCCTTACCATATTTAGGTATTTCTTTCGGACGACCAGCTCCCTCAAAACCACCCTCTGGCGCTCCACCCTTATCATCTAACTCATGTCCAGTTCTACCCATAGCCATATCAGATGGTGTACCTTGTGCTTCACCACTCTCTTGTGGGTCATTACCCTCATTTTCTATCTGAGAACGTCTAAATTTTTGTTTAAAGTCATCTATAATACCCTTATCTTCACTTTTAATTTCTTCGTCAGTGAAATTAAATATGTTTTTGTAAATCCACTCTGAAGATAATAACCCATCTTGTATCATGGATGAAGCTAGTCTTGTTTTAGAATCCCATAATTCTATTTTTTCTTGCTCATATATTGTAGACGGACTTGTTAGTTTTAAATCAAAGTTAATTAAATCTGAATCTTGATATCCTTGTGCATATAAGTGAACAATAGCTATTTTTGTCAACTCACTAATAGAAATCCTTTGTATTCTTTCTATTGTTCTAGCAAATCTGACATCCTCAGCTGCTAATGTCGCTTTGGAACCAACATTTTCTTCAAAACCTAAGAAAGCTTTTGGAATTCTCAATGATGATAATAGTTTATTTTTTAAATACTCTATATCCTCTGTAGCTTCATATGTTAAACCTGGTAAAGAATCAATGCTTGTACCACTATCACCACCTCTTACTGGTAGGAAAAAATCCTCGGTGATATTTTGCATATTATAACGTAGGTTGTAATCACCTGTGGTCTCATCGATTATCGGAGTCTTTTTCATTTTATTGATAACTTGTTGCATGTAGTTATCAACTTCTGCTGGTGGAATATTACCAATGTCTAATTTAAATACCCTTTTTTCTGGCGCTCTCATTATACGATGAATTAACATAGCATCTTCCATAAGGGTCAATTGTTTAAATATCTTTCTTGCACCCTCAATCTGAGATTTACCATAGGGTAAATAATTAGAGTCAGATAATAACCTAAAGTGGGCTACTTGAAAGTTTTCTAACTCTTCCTTGACGGCTGAATCTTGTCTCTTGTATCTTGAGGCCTGACTACTTGATTCAATTACAAATTTTACAAACTCAGGATTTTCAGGGTCTAACCCTTCTAATCTTGATACGTCATAAACTGGTAAAGGAACAACGTTAGTGATACCATACTTTTCATCAATTTCAAGTTTCAAAAAGAAATCACCATACTTACACATATTACGAATCCATGGCCATAGGTTAAATTCTATGTTGAGTATATCATAAAAAAGATTGTGTAGAATTTTTTTGATTTGGTCATTGTCAGAGTTGATTGTTAAAACTTCACCATACTCTGATTTCATTGTGGATTCGTCTGAGTAAATATCTAAAGCGGAGGATATTATCGCATCAGCGTCCATGGCTTCATAATCTTGAAATAAATTTAATCTCATAGATTTTGTTGTTAGTGAGTCCGAATACCCACTCATACCTGCACCAGCATATATTTTTTGATACCTATCTACCAAATTACTTCTTGAATATGCTTGTGTCCTACTTGTGTCTGCAACACGTAGTTTTTTTCCACCGACGTTTCTTACTATGACGTTAGTAGAAAATAATCTTTGTAATCTTCCAAATAAGCTTGTATCAGCCATTTTTTACCTCACTTAATTAACCAATCCAATGACTCTTGTTGTTTACCAACTTTCCACTCCCAAGAATCATTTTTTTGGATATCATTTGTATAAATACCTTTATGTGAATTTATACTTGTTATTGCTGTTTTTTGTAATTCTATTCCCTCTGCTCTTAATCGTAGCGCAGTCTCTCTTATCCAAAGTCCCATGGAGAAAGACATCACCAAGTCATCATTATATCCTCTCATCGCTTCGGCTCTATTTCCGTTATATATAAATACAAACAACTCGTCAATTAATCGTTGAGAATGAACTATCACAGATTTTTCTCTAAAAAACTCCTCTAACTTCGCTATTACTAAGGGTCTTGTTTTCGATGTCAGCGTAAAACCAGGCACTAAACCCTTTTCCATTCTATTGATTTTATTATTGACTTGTCTATGTACATCAACTACCTGTAAATCTTTACTCATATAAAATAAGTTTTCATATCCTCTATCTATAACTTGTTGTATCGTAGCCCAACCAATATTGTTATTTTCAATGACTAACAATGCGTTATTATATTCTGTTGAGATGTTCACCAATAAATTACCATAATCTCTTGTGGACATCCTACCTTTATATTCGGCTACCTGTTCTAAAGATTCAATATCCAATACATGAAAAGCTGAGTAGTCAGTCGAATCTCCACGACTTACGTCCGCACACACTATGTAATCTTTTGTATAGTTAGGTGGTTGCCAAATCCAAACGTTACTATCCACTCCTCTTTTTTCTATTGGTTCTTGTAAATGTTTTTGTCTATACTCCTCTAATATGATACCATCAACGACCGATTGACCAGATGTTATAAAGTCACAATCACACTCTTGAGCAGCCAATGATGGGCCGAGTAACTTAGTTTGTTCATCTCTCCATTCCTCTCCTCTATCTGGATGTACAGTCCAATGTAGTCTAGTAAAGTTAAAATCATTTAGACCATCTTCAGCATCCATCCACGTCCTATGAAACCAATTACCCACACCATTAGGCGTTGATAAAGCTATACATTGTCCACCAGTCGATAAGGTCTGTGATGCGGCGGCCCATATACCATCAATCTTTTCTATAAACGCTGCTTCGTCAAGTACGAGTAAAGACAATGCTTCCGACCTACCAGAATCTTCACCACTTGACACAGCTTTTATCTGTGAACCATTCGTATAACGAAGACTAAGTTTGTTATCTTCAACACATCTTTGTTTTAACCAACCAGGCAAACCAGCGTGCATGACCCTTACTTTTGTTACCAAATTTTTTGCTACCTCTTGTTTTGTAGCTATAACTAAAATATTTTTATCTTGATGAAAAGTCATCATCCATAAAGAATATCCAGCGGTCAAAGTTGATATACCTAATTGTCTTGCTTTTAAAATAATATTAAATCTATTAGTAACAAAGTCACTAACTGTTTTTTCTTGAAAGTCATAAAGATGAAATGGTATTTTACCCTTTATAGGATGTTGTATGAAACAATACTTTTTTAAAAAATAAACCGGGTCAGAAGCACACTTTACGTACTCTGTTTTTATTACTTCTTTTAACTGACCTTGTTTGTTTCTTTCCATTATTCCTTAGTGGGATATTTTAATCCCACCCTTTCCATGATATCATTTAAGGTGTATGTCCCCATTATCTCACATAAATCGATTTCAGAAAATATATCAGACTTCAAAACATCAGTATACAATTTGTCAAAATCATCGGCTATCGCATAGCCAGAACCAGTTTCTTCAGCGTAATCAGATGCTATATCTCTTAGGTCTTCTATAAGCTCAATAAGTTTTATAATTTTTTTACCACTTATTATATATGACCTATCGCTTTCTAACATATTACTTTAATTCTTTTTCTAGCTCGTTCAGATATTCTAATGCTTCCTCTGCTTTTTTATCTAATTCTTGACTATCGTTAGTCCATTTTTCTTTTAATAGTTGTTGGCCATCTGGATTAATCTGATTGTATACCGATGGTGCTTTTTGATTTCTCCAAGCCTCAATCGATTCTCTTTGTTCTTTAATCCAAGCTATCTTATTTTCTTTTTCTTTATTTTTTATCCAATCATCATATGTACCATTTACCCTCATCTTGTGTTCTTCTTGAATTTGACACTCAAAGCAATGATTATATAAAAGCCACATCTTATTATCTAACCTTTTTTTCATGACCTTTTTACAACTTGGACAAAACCAAGGCATTCTGGCCTCTTTCATAATATCAGATAATCTATCTATCTGGTCTCCACTTTTCTCTTCCTTTTTATCGAAACCAACCATTACCCTTTTTTCAGGTGTCTCACCTCTTAAAATAGCCTGCATAGCCTTGTTTTGTCTTACTTCTTCTTTACTTCTTGCCATTTGTAACCTCTAAAAGTTTAATAATCCTAATATTTGATTTACTGGTGCGAATGCGCCTGTAAATTTATAAGTCTTTCCTTTGTATTTAAAAACAATTCCCTCGGTAGGTACTATTGATGATAATCCACCTATCTTTTCTAACTTACTTAATTGTAGTTTAAGTGTCTCTATCTTTTTTATATCACCACCAGCTTTTATTGTCTTGATTGCACTAATTACATCTTTTCTAATTTTTTGCACTGCTTTATCTGGCGATGCTACCAAATAGCCACTTATATTTTTTAGAATTTCAGAACCGACATCAAAGAACAATACTTCAAATGGTTTCATATTATCCTTAATATATTTTTTATGGTCTGTTTTATCGAATGATAAAGCCCAATCTAAAAACTTTTCATTATCAATCTCTTTTCTCATTTGTTGAACTGAATATGATTTATCTAAGAAAGCCCATCTTTTGGTTAGATTTACCAAAATTTTATTTGGTATCTTATACCTATATTGTTTAGCCGCATTAAAGATAAACTCTATCCAAAACTTTTGATGATATAGAGATAGAGTATCATTGTCTTTTAAAGCGTATTGTCTTTTTAATTTATCTAATCTTGCCAAGTATGTTTTTTTCTTTGTACCGAAATTTTGTGTCTTTGGTACGTTTAAGAATAAGGGTTTACCTATTTTAAAATGCTTTTGTATATTCTGATTGACTTGTTTTATCATACCAGCCAACATTCTAGCAGAGTCTTTTGGTTGTCCAATAGCCTTACCACTTTCATCGTATTCCAAAGTGCCATGAAAAATAATTTCAGATTTATCATAATCTATCACATTAGCCGATGCTGGATATATAACCTCTAAGTTCATCCACCTCTTACCATTACCGAAAACTTTTTCTTTTTGTGCGTCAGTTAATTTTCCAACTGCTTTACTTAGGTCTTTCATAGCGAAAACAAAAGCATTTTTGATGTCCCCTCTACCTGCAAATTTAGAGGCTACACCAGCTGTGTCCATAGCAGTCGCACCATAATTTTTCAACTGACCTTTATTTCTAGCGGTGACCAATTTACCATTGACCCACGAAATCATAAGATTTTGTCCATCTAATTTTTCTGTAACGTTATCTTCCCTATTTAGTTCACCACCGAGTCCATTAATAATTATCTGCTTTAAATCTGAAAACTTAAGATTTTTATCATCAAACGGATGATTCATGTGTCCATAAGCACCACCCTCTATTATAAGTTGAACTTCCTCTTTTAAATCTAATTTATCAAGTTCGGTATTAGCCACGTTGTCCTTTCCAACACCACCAACAACGGGAGTCTCTACTTCTACACCTGTATATGACTTTCCATCAGGCGTAATACCCATCCACTTGATTAGTTCATACCCAAGATTTCTTAAAACCACATCATTTATGTAAGCCTTATATGAGTCTATCGGACTATCCACACCAAACCTTGAACCATAGTCACCAGTTTGTGAATGACCATATGCTACAGCAGGCACAGTGCTATAACTTAGGGTATAATCATAATCTGGATTGATAGCGTGTCTTGATAAAATATAATTTATCACTTCCCAACCTTGACCAGCGTACATATCATCCAACCATTGTTTTGAATATTTTTTGTAATCTGCGAATCCTCTGTGAAATGTTGGTGGCCCATCATCCGTAGGAGATAACGCGGTCATGCTTCCCTCTGATATAATATCACTTATGTCTTTACTGACTAAAAAACTATCAATAGACTCAAATAGTTTTTTGAATTTGTTAGTCATCATATTATAGATACCATTATCAAAATACCCAAAAGCTTGTTTAAATAATTTTTTTCTATCCGCTTCGTAATTAGGTGAACCCAACAATTGTCTCATTACCGTACCGCTGACCTCATTACCAGCTACTTTTACCGATTGATGTGGTGCTGTAAGAACGTATCCGTTTTCCTCATAACCCTTGAAATTATCCTTATTCTTTTTGTAATCTTGAAAATATTTCCCACCTTTTAATCTACCAGCATCCTTAGCCCCAAAAATGTAGACCACGGCGGTGGTGTCTTTATCATATTTTTTTAAAACGTTTTTAGCCACATAGGGTGATTTTTCTTGAATGATACGATTTTTTGGAATACCCATCTTGACCATGTGTCTTACCTTTTCCTTAAAATCCATTGGGTGTCTTGGTGGTTGTTTAATATTTGATGTGGTTATATATGCATCATCTACCCTTGCCTTCAACCACTCATAAGTTTTTTTGTGATGTGGGCCAAATGGTTGGAATCTGCCACCATAGATACCAACTACTTTTTTTATCTGTTTTTGTTCTTTTATTTTTTCGTAACCGCTACCATAGGGGACTGAGCTATGTCCTTTTTTTTTCATCTTCTTTACGAGTTTTCTACTTGGTGATGGGATTGTTCCGTCAAAACTAAAGGTCTCTGTCTTACCTGTATCAGTTTTAAAAAAAGGCCCTCTTCTAAGCGTTCTAAACCTAACAGGTACCTCTTGTCCAAATAATTTTTTAGGTGCTAAAATTCTGAGTGTAACTAATTCTTTAGGATTATCTACTTTAATTACTTCAAACTCTATCTCTTTATATCTTTTACCTTGATGTTTCAGATTCTTACCAGTAATAAATTTTTCTATCTTGTTACCTCTAACAGCAAATGCCTCTTTAATACCTTGTTTTCTAAGTAGTTTTTCTTTTCTCATCCAACTTTTTGCATTTTTATTTTTTATCGGTTTTTTAATAAACCTCGCGATACCTTTTTTAACCAACATCTCAAACTTTTTCTGTGAGGCTTTCTCATCTAAAAACTTTGAGTTATCAACTATAAGAAAGTTACCTTTAAAGAGTGATTGAAACTTACCAAGATTAGCTTGAACATCCTTCCAAGAATCACTAACAATGTTCTTTGGTAAGACCCTATCCCTTTCTTGATTACGCTTTTGTGCGACATCTAAAGACGTATTTACAAAAACCATAAATGTATCATAACCTAATTCCTCTAATTCTGCTTTTTGTGATGCTATCTTATTAAAGTTGTGACCAGTACCATCTACAATAACACCTAATCTACCTTTTACATATAATTTTAATCTTTGTTTGTTCAGCTCTTTCGCAAACTTTCTTAAACCACTTCCGTCAGGTCCTGTTAAATCATCAAACACCTCATCAGGCATCTTATCTAAATCCGTTCCGAATCCAAACTTCTTCAATAAAAACTTCAGTTCTTTATCCTGATTAATCATCTTCATGCCAGTCTGAGATACATTTACTCTATCTGGTATTCCGAACAAACCTTTTGCTACATAGGTCTTTCCACTACCTGGCCCACCTGCTAAAAATACAGCCTTAAATATACCAGGGTCATTAATACCCTCATTCACGTTTTCTTTTTTCAATACCCTAAATGTAGTAATCTTTTTACCATTAATAGTTGGCATTCCATGTTCATCTTTATCGATTGATTTTACAACAACCTTTTTATTCTTAAATCTACCTGTAAGAATGGTGTCACCTATTTTGACTGGTATATTGATATCCTCATTTTTTTTCTTGGTCTTTGCCTTCATCTTATTTATGTATCTACGATATACAGCCGCTTGGGATTTCTTACCCATTTCACGAGCCCTTTGTTCCATAGCTACGGCGGCTTGTATCTTATGGGCATGGGAACGACCACTCGACTTAATTTTACGTACGGATGCCTCAGCGTCTTTTACCGTTGCAAATTTAAGACCCTTGATGGTTCCTTTTGGATTTTCGTCCGTGTATAAATCGGAGTGAGATTTGGAACCTCGATGTTGTCCCTTTTTTCTTGGGACTCTTGGTGCCTCAGATAGTATTGATTCTACTAACCACTTTGATAGTTTATTCATTTTAGAATACTACGTGAACTGTCCCACTACCACTAACTTTAGAAACTCCTATTTCGTATAAGGTTTTTGCCGTAAATGCTGAAGCCGCTACCGCGTTTCCTTCAGTCGGAGTTATTACAGAAGAACCAGCACTTTCAACAATAAATCCACTTGTGCCAGATAAAGAACCTGTAAATTCTAATTCCTCGGTTGCAGTAGTACGAATTTTACTAAACTTAGCTTTATCTATGTTGTTAGCGAGAGTTCGACCACTTATGCCGCTTGTTTGGGTTCGTGTTGCCATTTATTTTCTCCTAAACTGAGAGAGCTCTCTTATACCATCCGTATATGAATCTCTCTTGTTCTGGTTTCTTGTTTACTAAATCATAATAATGTTTAAGACGATAACAACGAACCCTATCGGTGGAGGGTTTGTATTTAGCCAAGGCACCCTTTGTGCCTGGCCCGAATCCACCGTCAACTTTTAAATCACCACCTTTACCGTTGATAGCTCGTTGTAATATTTTTACTGCAGTACCCCTACCTTGATTCACACACATATCGAAGAATATATGTTTTAGTTCATCAGGTAATTCGTCCACCTTATTCTTATCCCAATAATCCTTCTTGTAAATTTCTTTAGCACCCTCTTCTGTAAGGTTCTTGATATCCACATCAGGATAAAATCTTTTCGCTATTCCGTAGTTAGTCTCACCACCTAAATCCTTTGGGTCGTGTACGTATCCACCCTCGTGGTCTAATGTAATCTGAATAATCTCATCAAACGTTGTTAAAACTTTGTCACTTTTCATAGGTTTGCTCCCTAATAACTCTATTATAAATTTGAAAATGTTGTATATATTCATTAATAAATATCTGTTTGGTTTTTTTTACCTATCAATTCTACCATCATGAATCAATACACCATCCGCATAGAAGTTTTTATTCTTGGTTATTACCGTATAGGTGTCACTATCTTGACCTACCTCACTTATACTAACAATTTTGCGTAGACCATTTGTTGTCATAATTTTATCACCCAAGTTCAGTTTAGTTGAACCAAGTTTTTCATTTGGTATTATACTTAATAAATTATCATTCTCGGCTATAATTGGATGACTATCTGTAATTAGTATCTCGGTCTCATCCTCTAGTCCAACATTATAAACATAGTGTGGGCCTCTGATAATATCCTCTATCTCTACATATTCATCGGTCTTTGTCTCCATGTTATAGGTTCTTACCATATCACCGATTGACACATCATCTACATACATCATACCATTTTTCATATTTAACATCATGGTTACATCAATACATTTTTGGTCATCACCGCCACCGCCACCAGGTGCACCACCACCACTACCCGCGCCAATTGTAAATCTTATTGTATTATCACCTGTATCGATATTACCATTTTGATTTCTAAACAGAACTCCTAAGTCTAAATCACCTTGAGATTCACTATCCATCAACCTAAAGAATCTTATTCTAATATCATTTGCATCTCCAAGGTTAAATGTATGTACTGAGTCGGCATCTGGTACAGTCGTAAGACCAGAGGCGGTTGTATTTGGGTCTGTGCCGTTTGTTGTTAATTTAAATCTGAAACTATCATCATTAGTGCTATTTGTAAGCATTTGTACATTCGTGCTGTTTCTATCTTGTGAAGTCACCCTAATAACAGTACCGTGATGAACAGTTCCGACTGTGTCTTCAGTATATTGTGTATCTGTATTGATACCTGTTGGAGACCTTGAAATTGTGGGTTCTGCAGTTGTGGCATTCAATACCGAACTCAACGCCGTCTCATTACTAGCATTTGTGGCGGTTAATTGAAAATGAAATGTAGTACCATCAGCTAAACCTGTCTGACTAATTGTTTGTGAAGTTGTTGTTGTCGATAATATTGTTGCCACGTTATCTGTCATGTTAGCAGCAGTAGCTCTTTTTATAACCACTGCACCAGATGTAGTTTTTACATTACTGACACTATAACTAATATCAATACGACCCCTTATAGCGTTTGCAGTTACAGAGAAAGAGTCCACAGATGGAACAGGAGCATTCATGACGAAATTACTATTCAATGTTAAATCATTTGGTAGGGCTATTTCATTTGCAGTCCTATCTACATCTACTATTTTCAAGGCTCTCGCAACGGTATCAACGGTAGCATTACTGTTAATTGTAAAATTTGTGTTACCAGGTCCCCCATTTGCTTGACCACCATGACTGATTGTGGTCGTTCCTGTTATAGCCTCAAATGAACCATCTGATAACTGCCTTTCTAATCTAGCTCTTTTTACAAAATCAACCTGTGTGGTGACCGTGACCGTCGCTCCGACTCTTAATCCATCATTAAGTGTATCTGTCACTGCAGAATCAAAATTCTTTGTTATTGAGTCCATCGTAACAGAAAATCCATCTGTAGCTGATGTGCTATTACTTGCTACTTGTAAACTATTACTCTTGGAACCAGCTGAATTAAACGTTCCTTGGATTGCACCTGCTGTATTTGCATTACCACTTGTAAAACTAAAACCAGAAGCCATACTATAGGTAAATCCTAAACTTGTTCCTACGGCAGTAGGTGTAAAGGTAAAAGTTGTTGGTGATATTCCGTGTGATGTTGAACTGATAGAAACGCCATCGGTGTCAGCGGTTGGTATACCTGTTGCGGCACTTTTTGCAACTGACACGGTTGGGTTTACAGTAATCTCATCGGAAGCATCACTTGTTTGACCAAAAGATGCGTCTCCATCATAAGATATCGTATAAATACCATTTAGAGTGCCTGGTGAAAGTGTCGCGGTATTAGTTCCACTTCCCTTGTCAGGCGAACTCGTGATAACTACATTGACATTATGACCAACGATGCTACTTATATCTAATGCTCTTGTTTCGTTTACATTTATGGTTACATCACCAGGTGTGTTATAACTGAAAGCTGGAGCTACTTGGAATGATGAACCAGCAGTCACTCCGATAGTGCCATCTGTTATATCTGCTTTGGGAAAAAAAGTTTCTAATGACGTGCCACTTTCTAACGTTCTTGTAAATGCTTGGGTTTGTATGCTTGAGGTGAATCTAGTATCAGATATGCTTTTGTTTTGAAAACCAGTATAGGTTGTGTTATTATTTGCCTCACCAAAACCCATTCTCAATGTTTTACTTTGAACACCAGCGACAGTCGCACTGATTGTAAATTCCTGCCCACTATTTATTGTCGCATCATCTACACCGACACTACTAATTGCATTTGCTAATTCGACATCTATATTTTTATCAGCTGTGGCGGTCTGATTGGTTCTACCGAATAAAGATAATCTTACGGTTTTATTTTGTTGGACTGTATCAAAACGAACTGTTGGATGAGATTGGTCAGTCAAATCTATGATAGAAACACTATCATCTGAAAATCCATCGGTATCACCAGCACTTGCATTACCAGATTGAACACTCATATTACCAGTGCCTTGATTAGACCACTGATATCCAACGATATTATCTGTGACATCGTTAGCGACATCCAAAGTTATATTTGTATTTACCTTGACCGATGATGCACCAAATGATAAATCGTTAGCATCAAACTGTTGGGATATAAGTGGATAGATGTTGAATGCATTTGATATAGCTTGGTCTGAACCATCAAATGCTCTTATCTTAACACCCAAAGTGCTATCTGTTTGTGCTGGTGCAGTAAACGTTTTGTTATATGCAGTGACAGATTGCCTTGAATCAGTCGTATCATCATTTTCTAATAGTGTACTATTATTATCAGACCTAATCAAATCAACATCAATACCACTACTAAATCCTTGGTGTTCACCTATGGCTGTGATTGTTGAACCCTCATTTAAACTACTTGGATTATTTACCGTAATGGATTTAGAAAAATCTATTCGGTGTGTTACCTGTGCAGCGGTGGACGAGTTTCTGGCTTGAGAGGGTGTTCCATCAACCCTACAATCAATCGTAAATATTCCGACACCTGTATATGAAACAGTAGGTGACCTATCACTTGAGTTTGTGATATTGGATGGTGCACTACCAGGTCCAGATGATTTTCCAAATGTCCAATTTATATCATTGAATGCATTATCATTTGTAATTGATATTTGATGTTCTATATTTGTTGTAGCTGAATTGTTTGCAACCGTAGTGTCACTTGGGTCAGTTATTGTGATAGTTCCTATGGCATCATGATGTGTAAATGTTTGGTCATCATTTACCACATTAAAAGTATTAAATTCAACTTGTGGTCTGTAGGTGTCCTCTGTTAAACTTAAATTTGAAAATGTGACTGTTCCTGCACCACTCCTTGTTGTGGATGCGTCGGTATTACCACCCGAGTCAAGTAATCTGACAGTATAAGTTCCTGATTGTCCATTGGTTGTAAATGCTACATCTAAATCTTCACCGTCTACCGTATCAGTACCACCTGCTGTGGTGAACGTGATACCAGTTATAATAGAACTTGGAAAGTTAGCACCCCTAAATTCTGATAACGCATGTGGTGCTGTATTTAAAGCTACTCTATCCGCATCTAAATTACCTGTGCCATTACCATCGGCATCACCAACTATTGATGCACTTGCAAATCGTATTGATTCTGTTCGTAAAGATAAATTGGACAGACTGGCTGAACTATTATTATTTGCTATGGCTGATAATGATATTGGGCCTGAGGTAGGTAGTGTCATTACAACTCCTCAAGTTTCTTCTTTAATTCATCTATCTGCTTTTGTTGGTCTTTTATAGATTCTATAAGTAATGGTACAAGTTTTTCATATTTAACTGCTTTGTAACCGTTACTGTTATCTCTGACTAATTCAGGCATTATCTGTTCAACCTCTTGTGCAATTACACCAACATCGTGACCTTTATAAATATCTTGTTTATCATTCCAATCAAATTCATAACCATTTATCTGTTTTACTTTTTCTATTGGATTTAATATGTGGGTAAGGTTATCTTTCAATCTTTCATCCGAGGATTGAAACGCTACGATGTCACCACTTGAGTTTATAAGTGAACCTGATATAGTTGTTGATAATATTGGGCCAAAAGAAGAACCACTTATCGTTCCTTTAACGTGTAATTCTGTAGCTGGTCTGTAATTATTTATACCAACCCTACCTTTGAAAGTATTATCAAGACCACCATCTATATCATTTGGATATGCGACTAAAACATAATCACTATCTGTTACAGAATTACCATGTGTTTTTTCATTATTATCCTCTCTACCAAATACATCACCTACAACAAATCTCCCCCCATGAAAGACACCACTAAAACTACTTCTATCTGTTTTTAGTGGGGTCGCTAAAACCGCAGTAGAACCAGCACCACCATTGACAAGTGCGTAAAGACCAGCACCTCTAAAACTAAATAGGTTTGAATCTAACGTGTTAGTCGTTTGACTTTGATAAGCAAATAACCCTGCATTGATATTATGTCCGTTGTTAGAGCCACTTCTATTACTACTATTAGCACCATATATTGGAGCACTTATCAATCTACTTCGATTACCAGCTTCAGTCAATCCACCTTGAACACTAAACTCATCTGCAGTCGGTGCAGTCTCAGTTCTGAAACCTCGTATCACACCTGGATTTACAAATAAAGAACTTGTCGCATTTGTGACAATCATTATATCATCAATAGAACTTGATATGGTTGGGCCTGGTCTTGGGTCATTACCTTGTATACCAAACTCCGTATATAAAAACTCACAAGCCACCGTGCCTGGTGTGCCTGTACTACTACCATCCTTATCTATTAACTGAATACTTTGAGAGCCTTCAGTACCTTTGATAATAACACCTTCACCAGCTATATTATCATCCGTAATTGAAAATCCACCAATCGCTCCACTTGTAGCAGTAATCTTACCACTAACATTAGCGTTAGATGCAGTGATATCATTAACTATAACATCACCACTTTCTTGTAAATGAAACTTAGAAGAACTTATTTGTAAATTACTATTAGAACCACTTACAAAAGTTGAATTCAAATCTCCTAATAAAAATCTCGGTGCTTCCAACTTGATATTCGAACCTGATAAAAATGCGGTTTCGGTCATTAATCCAAAACCAGTAAAATCAGCAGGTATATTTCTTGTACCAGCCACACCACTTAAATCACCCAATCTGGTTTTTAATTCTACATCATATAAACCAGCACCCGTTCTTTCAACAATATCCATAAATGGTGTGGATATGTCATTCGGATTAGCATTTAATCTTATATAACCAGTATTTGTTCTACCTGTTGATACGATTACCTGTGAACCACTATATGATTGAGCTGCACCAGGTGAATCTCCTAACGAACCACTTATACCAGTTGTTCCATTACCAAACCCACGAGTAACAAATAGATTACCTGAAGCATCTACTTCACTACTTGGGTCGTTTCTTGAAGAACTATTAATTAGAATATATTCGGTAGAAAAGCCAGTTGGACTTACCTTTTTGATTATAGCTATCTCTCCGTTTACAAAACCAGATGCGTTTTCAACTGACATTGTTGTTTGTGTAGATTCATGTATATTATTTGGGTTTATAGCAGAAGAGGTTAGCACTGTTGAATTAGCTACATATAACTGACCACCAACAGCATTCACGCTCTCCTTTTCGAATGTTGTTGTTCTTAGTGTTCCTCTTATTTTAGCGCTTTCAACTTCTAATGTACCACCATTAGCCGCGGTCAACCTAAATCCACTACCAGCTTCATTTGGTCTAAAATCAGAAGACCTAATTGTACCATCCGCATCTAAGACCAACTTACCTCCAGTTATGGTGTCGCTACCTAATGTAAAACCACCGATTTTACCACCTGTAAATAAGACTTGAGAGCCAGTTATTTTTCCGTTGTTACCTCTGAGGATTAGAAGACCTGAGTCTGATTGTAACTCGTTTGCATTTATGTTGAACCCACCGATAGTACCACCTGCTTCAGCAGTGATTGTACCTTGCATAACAACATCACCATCGTTTTGTAGATGAAAGTTTGAAGAACTTATCTCGATGTTACCGAGACTACCGCTTATAAATTGACCCCCACCACCTAAGAAAAATCTTGATGTTTTTAAATCAAATGTACTATTGTTTGCATTATCTGCATCATCAGTTCTAAATTTAAAAAAGGATTCATTAACGCCTGTGTTCCCATCATGTATTTCTAAACCTGCTCCATTATAATTATCTTGTGTTTCACCGCCTGGCGCTACCGAACCACTCCATAGAAAAAATCCACCACCAGTCCCAGCTCTTGCATCGGTAAAGCCCGTGTAACCGACAGCCCTTATAAATGCTGAATTACCACCTTTTATCTCAACACCCTCACCTTGAACATTTCCTACAGTAACAGTACCTTTTACTAAATTGTCATCACCTTGTATAAGCAATGATTGTCCCTCGACATCTACATCATCTACTAAAGTGACCTCCTCTGCTTCATTGTTATTGACATCGTAATATTGAAGTATAAATTGAAACTTGTCAGGTCGTTGTGAGTTTGTTGGTATTGGAACTCTAACGCTAACATTATCAGGAGAAAAACCTGTATCAAGTGCTGGTCTTAAAGATATATCAGAAATAAACCATTCGCCAGATTCTACTCTAAATTGAAAAATTGTATCCGAGTTAGTCACCCTGCTTTTCTTGAACGGTATTTTAAAAGTATGAGATACTTTTCCATAATCAACCTTTTCGGGCGATTCTTCATTTAATTCTAATCCGACCACGTTACCATATTCATCCTTGATAGTTCCACCAAAAGAATTAGGTTCGGAGTATTTAGGATTACTGTCTGGTGAAATATTTGAGCCAGATACATGAAATTTTATTTTAGCTGATTTCTTAGTTGTGTCATCACTTTGTACTTTTATACCCTTTTTACCAACTATTCTCATGGATATCGTATACACAACATCCTTATTGACCTCAAAATTATATGCGGACTTTAAAGAAAATCTACCAGTATCATTTTTCTGACTCAAACTACCCGATAATTTTACCGCGTCTATTAATTCTGTCGAGTTGAATGTTGGTGTCAGATTGGAACTATTCTCCCAATATTTTGTTATGTGAGCTTGACTTTGTATATAGCCAGTCCGTAACACACCTGATGGTGAATTTGAATCAATTAAAAGTTGTGGTGATTCTAATACGGTATCCAATAATACTGGAAAATCGCTGATTTGTGTTTTACTACCACCCGATACCCTTAGTCTATAAACATCTCCACTAAAGGTTCTTAAATTTTTGATATTGAAATCTAAAAAAGAATCAAAAGCAAATGATGATGTCTCTGCGGTTGTGGTCTCTATAAAGGACATGAAAAAGTCCGCACGTGGAGAACCAGCCACATCTATCGGAGCATACGGATGATTACCGAAATCTGCTAAATAATATTTCGCATCTGCCCCAACACCATATTGGAACCAAAATGGCTCCTTAACGTGTATCTCTTTGTCATTGACTACACGTTCTATCGAAGCTGTGTAATCTGGAATAAATATCTCAGCTCCCTCTAACTCAGGACCTGCAGCGTGGTCTAATTTAGCAGGAAATGTTTGAAAGCCTGTTCCAATCCCTACATTACCTTCACCTATATATTGTTTCGGATTATATACTATTATAGATTGTGAGGGAATTCTTATCTCCCCACCAACCATATCGGATGTAAATAAAGAACCAGTTGAAAATATCTTCATAGTAGGTGGTTCTTCTGATGAGAATAATTCAAATTTATTAGCCTTTGCTAATATCTTGGGTGTTCTCACCTCACCAGTCTTAAATGACTTTAGATTTACTAATTCAGTAAAGTCACCACCAGGAGCTTCTTTTATTGTAGAAGTCTCTTGTTGTGTATCGGTTGTATCTGTATTAGGTGGTGTCTCACCAACTGTCCCCCTAACTATTTTAGATGCGTCTGGATAATATCTGTCACCTGCATTTAAAGGAAAGCCCGAAATACCACTACCTGAAATTACCCTCGTTATTGTTGTGTTACTACCACGTGGGACTAATCGTTTTTTTACTATTTCAGTTGTAGTGACTGATGGTTTTTTATAAAATAATATTGGTGAATCATTAATAGTTTTTGCCACATCAATGTTAATCGTTTTTCTAAACTTAACATTGTATCTACCTACAAATTCTTGTGGTACATTTATTTTTTCATTATCAAGCTCACCTAATATTATTAACTCAGCTTTACCACCGACATTAATTGGTGGAGAATAAACTTCTACTGTGAAATATGTGTAGGGTAATGTTGGTAAACCACCATTGTAACGGTAGGTAACAGGTGTTATGAATATAGGAGTGCCGGCAGAATCTAATATTTCCGCTCTAAGTTTAACACCTTGTTTAAGGAAATCAGAACCAAATACCTTGAACGACGAACGACCTTGTCCAAAGGTATCAGGCAAGTCTTGCACGACAATAAATTCATTGTTATCGTCTTGTAAGAATACTTCTACTTGATTTAAATTCTGTTTGATTAGGCGGCGGGGTAATACTCCCATTAAAAACTCCTATTTTAAATAAATATTTGTTTTTAATTTTATCGAGAAAATATAGTAAAAAAGTAGTTAAATTATAGTTATTTATATGGAAGACTTCGTAACAATAAAAATTAGAAAAGAGTTTAGAGACTTACTCAAGGAACATTGTAAAAAACGTGGCATAAAAATGTATGCTTTACTCGAACAATTGATTAAAGAAAAGTGTACAAAGACAATATTATACTCTAACCAAAGTTAATATTACTGAATCCGTTCTCTTTTTTAACCTCTAACAACGTATCTACTGCATCTCTCATTGAATCTATATGCGACACAATCAATGTGAATTGAAATTGTGATTTCAGATATTGAAAAAGATTGTATACCGAATTAAGATTATCAGAATCCATCGTGCCCCAACCCTCATCAATAGCCAAGAAATTACTTCGTGGAAGATTAGATACATTTATCAAACCTACACGAATAGCTAGTGAAGATATGAATCTTTCCATACCACTTGATAGTTCTAATGGCCAAACATTATCATTATCATAAACAATATAATTATTTATGTTTTTTCCATCCATTTCAAAAACCATCTGAAAGTCAACTAATTGAGATAAGATATTATTTACCTCTCCCTCGATAGTGGGTAGAGCTTTTGTAATCAGTTCATAGGGAACACCGTCACGTTTCACCGCATCAAGATAATACTCATAAGCCTCATATTTCTTTTCGAGGTCTGCTACTTTATCTATGTTATCCAATATATTTTTTCTCTTAGTATCCAATACCTTAATTTCAGCGTAGACAGAGTTTATCTCACGATTTACCTTATCTAATTTATAATTTGTATCGCTTAACTCATTTTCAGTTGTCTTGATTTCTTTTTCTATATTAGAGTTATAAACTATATCTTTTTCTTGTTCGTAATATTTTTGTATCTTCTCCTCATTAAAATTTAATTGATTCACATAATTATTTTTCTTTTCATCTAATAGCTGTGTGGATTGCTTTGACTCATTAATCAAAGGTGTAATTTTTTCCAAAGCATTTTTAGTTTCTTGAAAATTTGTATGAGCGTTTTGAATTTTTTTCCAATCATTATTATACCACTTGTTATAACCATCAATCCTTATCAATAAATCCTTGACTTTTTCCTTATCATCATCTATTGATTTTTTTGTTTCAATAGCATCAAGTGTAAACGGATTTTTCATACAATAATCACAATCCTCATCATATTCTAAATCACCGAGTCTTTTTATTTTTTCAATTTTGACACTAACTTTTTGTTTTAATTTTTCTAAATCAGTTTTCAGCTCAGAACCTTTTTTATCAATCTCTACAGCCTCGTTATATTCATTTATAATATTATTCTGTTCATAATGATTTATTCTTGATTCTAACTCAGTTTTAGTTTGTATTCTTTCTTGATACTTTTCGTCTGCCTGAATATGTTGATTCTTTATAGAATCAATAGAATTATTGAGATTATCCCTCTCATCTTCAAGCTCCTCAATATTTGATATTGATTCGTCTATTGATTTTAACTTTCTTGTTAACTCTCTAACAGTATCTTCTTGTAGCTTTTTATTTTTATCTATGACATCTTGTGCTTCTAAAAGTTTTTCATGTTTTTCCTCAAAATCCTCTTTATTATTTTTAATATCAGAAAGTTCCCTTTCCCAATCATTTCTTTTAAAATTCTTGAGTATGGCAGATACCTCTCTGATTTCCTCATTTGCAGATGTCCACAGTTTATCAAAAATTTCAAGACCCATAAATTGAGCTAATAGAGTCTTTTTTTCTTTTTGTGTTTTTTCAATAAACACGGAGTTATTTGTTTGTGATGATAGTGCGGTTAGAATAAAATCATCATAGGTACCTATAACTTTTCTTATATTTACTTGGGTAGTCCTACGTTGGTCACCATTCATGGATACCTTTTCACCTGTATCATCTATGGTATAAAAATCTATGTCTACTTTTACATTACCTTTCCGATGTTTTTTTGCTGTTTTTTCGATAAAGTAGTCTTGACCATCAACTTCAAAATTAAGTTTACAATAAAAGTTTTTCTTCTTATTGTTTAGTACGTTCTCTGCACGAAATGCTCTTGTACAAGTATCGAACAGACAAAATGATAATGCGTCTAATAAAGATGATTTACCTGAGGCGTTTGGCGCAAACATTCCAACTATACCATTCAACTTTCTAAAGTCAACCTTATTGGATTCACCATAGCTGAACATATTATCGAATTCAAATGTTTTTATTTTCCAATTGACATTACGATATACATCTTCTTCAGGTATGGATTGATTGAGTGATTCATTTATATTTTTTATCTTGAGCATAACCTCATCAGTAACGTGATGATTACTATCGAGATATTCACGTATAAGATTGAATTGCACATCTGAGTCACTTACATCACCGATTGTTATTGTTTTATTTCGTACCCTATCATTATTGTATATAGCGTCGGTTCTTGACACCATCATTTCTTTTATACCATAGGTCTTATGTAGAATAGCTAGACACTTTTTTAATTCTGTCGGTGTTGTGTTAGAAACACGAACTCTTAATCTTGCTTTTTTGGGCATCTTATCTATCTGTGGTAATTCGCCACCATCGATGTTAATAGTTACATAGCCATAATCGTTTGGTATTTCTATATATTCTGATTTACGTTTTGGCACATCCCATAGTAGATATCCATGTGAAAGTCCTTCTCCATGGTTTTGTTGAACAAGAGAACCACAATAAGCAATTGTTTCTTCTTTATCTAAAAATTGTTTTTTATGTATATCACCAAGCAATCCTAAATCATAACCTTTAAATTTATCTATATGAACATCAGATGGTAGATGAAAACCTAAATCTGTTTCTGCTCTATCTACCGTTCCATGGAATAGGACGACCTTAGTATCACCCTCGACATCATCCGCTAATATGAAGTCCTCTTCTTTTGTCCAACAATCCCAAACAACAAAAGATACATCAGCACATTTATATACTCCACTATCTTTTAGATAATGTAGGTTTGGATGATTTAAATTATTTACGATGGGGGTAAGCACATCTAAACGAGATAAGTTGTTTAGATTACAATCATGATTACCAGCTATAATAATCGTTGGACAAATATCTGATAAGTTCTTGAATAACCTTGAAAGTTGGTCAACTAATTCAGGCGACATATCTGTTTTCGAGTGAGCTATATCACCACCGATATAGACGACGGCATTATCTTTATTTTTTTCTATCTCTCGATAGGTTCTTTCAAAAACTTCTTCGTATTCTTTATGCCGTTTAAGATTACGAATTTGTATATCACTTATGTGGTGTATGTATTTTAATTTTTGAAATGGAACATTTATTTTTTGCAAACTATAACCCTTTATAAAAACATATAAACATATGGTTCCTCTTTTAAATAATTATCATCAGATTTTTTAATTTCAATTTTTTTTATCATATCAAAATCAACCTCGATTGATAGTGATTTTAATTTATTTCTTTTGTTAACCCAAGTGTCAGAATCGATATCGGCTAGATTATTTTGTGTATTTAGAGTATCTAAAATAGCATGGGATTTTTGTCTAATTAACGAACGAGCGGTTGTGTATATCTGAAAATCATATTTTTTCATCTCCTCTATAAAAACGTCTATTGGATAATCTATTCCTTTATTAGCTTGCTCTACCAATTTTTGAACACCACTCCTACTTAACACATATGCATGCGCACAAAAGAAACCTGCACCATATTTCATTTCGTGTAAATCTTCAGGAAAATTACTAACACCATCGACGTATTCTTGATAGTTATTCGGATTGGTTCTATGATTGATTATATCCACGGTCTGTTTACCCAAAAAAACAACATCCCAACCGTTTAATTTTTTTATATTATCAAAAGCTGAATTTAACGTATTGATGTGTGTATCCAAAAAAACATCATCCTCTAAAATAAGAGCCATATCGTGACCCTCATCAATTATTTTTTTCCAGACGTTGAGATGTGATAAAGCGCAACCTATTACACCTTTGGTCATGATGCCAGTCAAAGGTGATTTTATACAATCTGATATAACGTTATCTTGTACTAACTTTTTGATGTCTAACTCTTCACCCTTTACCGCATCATAGTATTCATAATCAAATTCCTTGAAGTTACTATTTAGGGCAGTCCTTCTATCAAATCTTTCTTTAAGACCGATTATATACGTTTTAATTTCCATATAATTTATACTTCATTAAATCTAAAAAATTAGTCTCCTCAGTTTCACCTAGCATCTTCGTCAATTTTTTAAAACCAATATCATTAGGGTCACCATTTTTTAAGTCAATCTTTCTAACATCTATGCCCTCGTTCATCAATTTTTCACTTATCTTCATAGCATCTAATTGTGCATCATCATCTAAAGCCAAGAATACTTTTTTAACTTTTTGTTGTAATATTTTTTTATGTAATCTTTTTGACATCGTCTTTCCAAATAAAGGGATAGCGTTACGTTTGAAAGACATCGCATCAAAAACACCCTCACATAATATAATCGGTTCATCCCAATTTATAAACAAATCAAATCCAATAACATCCTTTGACGTAAATGAATTAAGATATTTAAGTTTACTTTTATAAAAATCCCTACCCACGAAGAAGTTGAGCTGACCATCAGAATCGTAGGATGGGATTATAATTCTGTTAGAATATTTACCCTCGTCACAATAACCGATATTATGTTTTAAAATATCATTATCGGTAAAACCCCTCTTATACATATAAGTCAAAGCATGCCTTTTTACTATTCCATCACCACCATTCCATAACGGTTTATATTCATCTGGCAATCTTACTAAATTTTTTTTATCCTGCTTTTTTACCCTTGAATATTTAGGTTCACCAACTAACTCTACTAACTCATTAAATTGTTCCCTTGATGCATTTACCCTTTTAAATAACTGAAATAGATTTCTACCGCCTGTGTTTGAAACCCAACAATGCCACTTTTGTGTTTGGATATTGACTTGTAGCTTTCTTTTATGATGTGTTATGAATGGAGACCAATACATGAACTCATTTTGTTTTTTGAGCTTTACACCACTATCACCCAAAACACGATTCAATAAATTTACTATTTTATTCATTTAATAATTTTAATAACTCATTTAGTTCTAAAACCGCATAGGTCTTAGTTCTGTTTCTTTTAAATATCAACAGTGGTGTATGCTTTCCACTATTATTTTCAGCTTGTTCTAACGAAGACCATATGTTTAGTTTTTCTTGATTTTTACATTCAACACTAAATGGAAATAACCTACGTGCAGCTGGAGATAAAAGTATATCTTCTCCACTATCACCCATGGTTGTTGAACGAACATCATCTTCTTCTAATTGTTGGAATTTTTCGAGGAGCAGGTCTCTGACCTGATTTTGTAACCGTTTTCCCTTGTTCTTTGCGGAACGAGATTTCATCTATATATTATTTTCTTTCTTGGTTTTTAAAAGTAACCTATAATAATTAGTATAAAAAAAACGTAAATTAAATTTTATTTTTCAGCTTTTGATATTCTATTTTACCCCATCTCTCAGCTATTTCTTCGAACTTATTATCGTCGTGAAAATCACCACCCTTTTGCACAGCCATCTCACCAGCCATGGCATAAGCACGTTCATATTTTTTCACACCCATCTTTTTTCTATCTAAGGCATGTTTAATTTCGTGCAGTACAGTAATTAAGAATTCTTTGACCGTTGGATAGGATGGTCTAAGATTGATTGTATCTGTAACCCAATCATAGTCAGCCATATTCTTACCACGTGTAAATTTTACTTTTGATTTTAGACCATACTTTTTTACCAATTGTTTAGCTGTATCCATCAAATCCACTCTTTCTAATAATAAATAACCTGTCGTGTCTGTAATTGATTTTTTTAGTGACCTAAGTTTAGCTGGCCACTCTTCTGGCTTTATAAAACCTGTGGCCCCTTTAACACCCTTAATGTTTGCTGTTTGAGAAGCTTCGTATAATTTGTCCATTATGGGTGTAATTCTTTCATCGAAAGGTTGTGGTAAACTCATAATATTATAATAACCCCATGCCATATGTTCGTGTCCTATACGTGGCACAAATTTCTTATCACCTTGACAAATAAAGATGTGATAATCACCACCTTTACTCTTTTTTGCCACGTGAGATAATTTTATTTCTTTATTTAGTATGATTTGAGTTTCTTCTGTGAATTCTCGATGTGCACCATCTTCTGGTGTCTCGTCTTTTTTACGATGTCCCTTTGGTATTTCCCATCTACCATTTGTATTTTGGACACATAATAATTCATCATCAACGATGTAGGCTATACCAGCTGCATGTTCAGAGTCCTTTTGTTCATTTATATGTTGTAGTTTAATCATTACAATGGTCACAAGAACACGTACGTAATTCCTCTGGCAGTTCTGTCCTTGTTATCTCCTCTCCGTTCTCATACTTAAATGTCATATTACTCGAATTAGCCCACTTTGGTTTTATAAGAATATCTTCAATTTTTAAATCTTCAATATGAGATTTACAAATATTGCATATTTTCGAAATTTGTTGACCACTACTGGTGAACTTGACTTGTATCATTTTACCAAGTTCTACAAGCCCAATATCGTGCCTTGTGTTTTGGGCCAGGATTATCACAATTGTGTCTAGCTCTAAAAGATTTTCTTCTTTCTGGATTTGATTTTTTGATACGCATTGTCTTTTCACCACCTTTACCCTTATGTCCAAAATTAACCTTGACAACGTTACCTTTTGGATTCTTTACGTAGACCTTGAACTTCTTAACATCACCTTGCATGATTTTGTTAAGTTTTACTTTTCTGCCTTGATACTCAGCCTCTTCCATTGGTTGTTTTTCAAATTCAAAGGTATATCCACATCCCTCACCTAATTCTGTTTCCCAATAGATGTCAACGATTTCCTTGACACAATTAGGAACCATTCTATTACCCTTTTTCTTCATACCAATTTGCTGATATCCTACCCAACAAGTTCCACGTTTTTCGTTCATGTTTACCCTTTCTTCCAACTACCGCCAGCAGCTTTATATTTTTTAGCTGCCCAAGCATTAGCATACGCTGATGGATAAACATCAAACTTCTTTTTAGCCTGAGACTTGTAATAAGACCACTTACTTGGGTCTGTCGGCACATTCTTTTCAAGGAACATATCAAGCTTTTCCTCTAAGAACGCTTCTTTGACTATTTTTTTAAGTTGTTCGATTTTCACTTTTTTTCTCTTTTTTCTTGGATGAGAGTGACTCGATTCATCTGTAGGATTTAATCTGTCAACACTCACATTTTTATATAGTTTATTACCAAATTTTATATCAACTATTTCAACCTTACCATCTTCATTAAGGGAATGCCAGACTACTTTACCGACACCCTCATTTTTTCGCTTAGGAGACCCCCAAGTCGCATGGTGGAATCATTGATGTTGTATGGATTTATTATAAGTGTCCATGTTAACTCCTTTTTTTCTTTTTTCTTCCTGCACAATGTGCTTTTTGACTGAATCCTTTAGGGTTACTACAATCTATACTCTTCTTGTATTTTTGACTCCACTTTTTTTCCTTTATTACTTCGTATAAGTGAAGACAACCACAATCAAATTTTTCTACGAGATATCTATGCACCTGTTTTGACATTTACGGACTTTTGTCCTTTCTTTCTTTCACCACCCTTTTTCGCATCACCAGCTTTTTTCTGTGCCGCTCTTTTTCTTTTGACAAAGGATGCTCTACCCTTTGGGCCTAACTTTGCAGCTTTTGCTTTTGACAAACAGGCTGAATATGGTGCACCTTTTTCTGCATCACCACATTTACCTAATCTCTTACCAGTAGATGAATACCTATCCCAACCACCACCACCTGCACCGCCAGCACCACCTTTACCAAACCACTTTCTTAAATCTTCATTGGTTGGTATGCCACAAAAGATACAACAATTATCTTTTATTAAACGTATTGCTTCTTGAGTTTTTTGATTCATTTTTTTCTAACCATTTTTTATATTGTTTAGCCGTTCTACCTTGTTGGGCCAACTTTTTATTAGTCAAAATTCTTTTTCTTTTTCTATCTTTTGCACCTCTATTTGGCATATGTCCTACCTATAATAATTATCATTCTTGTTAACTTTTATTGTCCGACTTGCTACCCATCACCTTTTCAACACCAGCGATACCAAAACACCCAAGAGTAATGTATAGGAAACTATTATAAACAAAGTCATTAATAGGTAATTCTAATCCCATGTAACCTGTTATTAAGTCCACTGCACTATACATTCCCATAATTGTAAATGATAAGAATCCAATAATTGTTTTTTCGTTGAACTCGTTTTCATCTTTAAATATATCCTTGAAAGCCATTTTATCTCCAATCCCTAAGTTTTACTAAGTTGTATGTTATTCCAAATCCCCAAATCGGTTCTGTTAAACCTGTCACTTGGTTATATGTAACTCCAACCATTGGCCCAAAAGATATTTGGTTTCGTGGTGGTTTTATTTCTAATGGTTTACCCCTACCACCGATTAACTTCAAACCATCAAATGATTTATCTGTTATAAATGGTGTATAGGTGTCACCAACTTTCTCTATTTCAGGCACTCCCATCTTTATCTCACCATCAAAAGATAGGTTTGTTTCATAATCAACCACCTTATCGTTTTTGATGTTTACG